TTTTGCAAGATTTGGGTTAACTCTAAAATATTATTATGGTGGTTATGATTTTCCTCTGGAAGAAATGCAGTTTCTTGGTTTTAATTTTAAACTTATTGATGGCATCTATTATCCTAAATATGATGTCGAGAAATTGGCAACCAGTTTTTTATTTGATAGTGTTTCTTTAAACACTCGTGAAGCTTATGTTTCACGCGCTTTTACTTTAACAGTGATGTCATACCCGACTGATCACTTTGCTAAATTTTATAGAGCGTGGCAGGATATATGTGATTCTATTTTAGTTGGAGATTACGATCTCACAACCGTTGAACAATCCTATGTCACACACAGGAATATACCTGTGAGCGAAATTAAGCAACTCTATATAGGCTTTGAAGCAAATCAGTTAGATTGTTTTGTTGATGAGTTTGTTTTTTCTCATCTTTGGAAGGAGGTGGAACAAAACAACAATGGCAAACACCAATGTTACTAAAGGCGAAATGATGCTTCGTGCATTAACAAAAAATCCTTCTTGTGAATTAACACCTGAAGGTGCTTCTTATATCAAACAAAGGTTTGATCCCTATCATGATACACCAATGAAACCAGTGGGTTATCCTGATTCATATAACGGACATACTGTTAGCAGATGTATTAAAAAGAGCGTTACCTTCACTGCAACTTCCGCAGATGGGGCTGCTCCTACCACTCCTTGGAGTTTTCATATTTTTAATACACCAATTGCGCACCCAACTCCCATGTTGGCTGTTGTGAATCAGGCTGATACTAACTTGTTTAATTGGACTATTGCTCAGAATCCATCTAAAGAATATGGAGGACTTATGGTTCTCCGATCTGACACTGGCAATTTTGTCTATCCTTCACCATCTACTAGTACTAACCAACTCGCACAATTATCGCTAAGCAATGAGGACTTGTCCAACGATATGAGAGTAGTTGCTATGGGTTTTGAACTCATTGATGGCACTGCTGAATTATACCGTCAGGGAATAATTACAGCATATAGACAAAACGAACCACAACCTCAACAGTTTTTTGTTAGTGGTCTCTCTACGGAGAGTTCTGGAACAACAAAAACAATGATGAAAGGCACTGGACGCGTGGTGAAATTTCCACCAACCAACACTGCACAGGCGATGTTGATACCCGACACAAAACAGTGGAGGGTTGCTGAGGGTGCTTATTGCGTTGCAGATTTTAATTCTGAAGACATCCCTATGATACCACCTGTTCCTATTTTCGCTCTTATGAGCCCTTATACAGGAGATATTGGTATCGGTGGGGATGATACAATTTTTTCACATATAAATTGGGATGGTTCGGAAACTAATTCATATACAATAGCAACAACTGTTGAAACAACAATTACTGAACGTAATGTTCCCACCCAAAGATACTATAATTGGAATCAAACTGGTATATTTGGATCTGATGTTAATCCATTAGGATCTTTTACCTTGAATGCTATATGGTATGTTGAATGTGCACCATCTGGAGAAGACGAAGAATTATTATCACTTTGCTCTCAGAGCCCTGCTGATGATAAATTTGCGACAATGATCGTCTCCAAGCTTAGACGAGATTCTCCAATTGCTGTCAAATTACGTGAAAATTATATGGGTGAATGGTTTGTTAATGGAATACGAGATGCCGTTAAAACTGTTACACCCTGGTTGGCCAACGCTCAAACTGTTGGCAATCAAATAGTAAAATGGGCCGACTATGCATCAACTAACGATGGTTATATATCACCACAATCTTTTGTAAGAGGTGATGTTGCAAAGAAGGTCGCGAAGGAGAAGAATCCCGTTTCTCAGAAGAAACGTGCGATTGGGCCGCCTAGACTCCCTCCTCCTGCACCTAAAGGTGCAGCTTTCCGTCCAACAAGAGTTAGGAAGACTAACCCCGCTCCGAAAACCAAACGAGAGAAAGACAATGGAAAGGAAATAAGGCGAAGAGTTGCTATACAAGCAGCTAAGGGTCGGTACCAAGGTACCAGACAACAACAATAGTATCATGATTGCGGATGGTGTTGCCCGCAAAACAACACACCTGGTGGTGGTAGGAACAAATGATGGGTCCGGGAATAATACACGCTAGGAGTTTTTCTCCTAGTGTTGCCACAACGACGGTTAATGCACGTCAGTGCTATGATCTGGCATGGTTTAAATATTTGCAGCTGTATCAAGCTACTCTACCAAAATGTCCATTTCCTTTAGTTGTTCCCCATAATTTCAACAATGTGAAACTACACTCTCTTGATGAGCGACATTCTCTACTTAGAGTTTTTTGTCAAGCTATGCAGAGGTATTTTCCATCTCTTTGTGTTTTTAAAACACAGATTGAGTTCGTTGCCCAATCAGGCGATGCAACAGTCTGCCCCAACTTCTTCATGTTCCATATAATTCGGTTTTACACCGTTTGGAAACTATTTCAGGATTTTGATTCTGGTCTTAGAAAACTGCTTATTCGTGTTTTTATTGAGACAATTGGATTATCTTATCAAAAAGAAGCTTGGGAACATTTACAGAATAGTCTTTATGGTTGTAATATTTGGAAACGACATTGCAAGTTTAAATTTTGCGAGTATCGTATACCACATTACAACTTACGCTGGAATTCACCAGTGATTAGACCAGTTGATCGTGCCTACACACCATATCAAGTCTTCCGTCTACCATTAGATGAAGAAGACGATCCAGAGCCATGAATCGCTCTACATAACAGTGAACTCTTAATGAGATTAGCTGGCTTGTAAACAAAGGATGTTAAATTGTTTCGGTGAAAATCCGGACACCCAATAATTGAGGGTGAAGACTCTATTTGTGATGAACAAGTGAATATAAAAAAAAAAAAAAAAA